ACCAAATTCATTTATCAAAACAGCAGCAGCAGCGTGACCTGATGTATTGGTCGATACTGTATGCAATTCGATAGCTAAGTCTTCATATAGCTTACCCATGACTCTCATTTGCTTGCTGCTAGGTGGTAATGTTTCAGCTAAAATTTTGGTCCAAGTCTCTTTAAATTGTTCCATAGCACGCCTCATATTTAACGTGCCTTGTTCTTGAGCTCTCTTCTGTTCAACTATATCATGCCTTTTGGCAATAACAGTCAAATACTTGATGAGATCTTTCCAAACAAGACCTGTTAATGAGCGATTTAATGGTGCTATCGACTCATTTGTTGGATCCAAAACTGTGAATAACAAGTTTTGAAGGTATTTATTTGATGTTCCTGTTGTTTCTTCAGGATTTTCATATTTTCCAGGATTTACTTCAGCTTTTATCAAGATCCTTCGTCTCCACAAAGCTCTATTCTCTGACACGTTGGTAAATGTTGGAAATGGGACATTAGTATTAGAAAGCACAAATTTAAAATCAATAGGCTTTCCTTTGTCAGCTAGATCTGCCATAGGTAGGATAACTGATCCCCCACTCAACAGCAAAATCTTTGCGATATAATTCTCATCATCTCTTTCAAGATGGGTGTCGTCCCATGTTGCTATCTCTTGTCCGCAATAGTTATCCAGATATTCCAATTTATCATTTATAGGATAAGCATTCAAATTAGATGTTATATGTGGTGCTATTTCATTTATTAATCCGGATTGGACATTGGTTTTGCCAATCCCGGGTGCACCATATATTTGAATGTGGAGTGGTTCATATCTCCCGCACTGGAATTTCATCAGTGCATCCATCACATTTGAAACAGACATAACTTGACGCCATGCTGCTTCAACTGCTACTTTAATCGATAAATGTGAAATCAATCTTGACATCTTTGCTCTAATAGCGAATCCTTGTGTCTTTATAGCTTGATACCACAATCCAATCTTCGGATTGGCCAAATACGCTGGCTCTATAATCCCTTTTGTACACAGGTTAGCTTTGTCTAACCATTCCTCCACTTCTTTGAGGAATTCACTCTCTTCCTGGTACTCAGGATTTTTCCACTTCCTATATTGGTCCATAGCCCATGAGAATGCTGCGTAAAACACTTGGAATATGCGTCCCACTGCAGCGCTACCGCAGGCTATCCAATGGAAATTCTTCATGACATCTATTACTCCTTTTGAAGCGTTATTATACAGTGTCTTCCAATCAGCTTTAACACCAATGGAAGCTGCGATAGCTGTACCTAATACAGCAATTGCCTTAGTGTCATGTTTCTCCCACATAGTCTTAAGCCAACATAGCCATCCTTGTGGTCTCTCCTCATCTGGGGTTGTCTCAGTCGGGGGTGTCTCAGTTGTGGTTGGAGGTTCAACTGCCTCCTCCATAGCATCATTTTGATTTTCTAACGATGCTAGCAATAGTTCAAAATCTTTTGGTGGGGTATACGTGGCAGTTTTTCTTTCATTCAAATTTCTTTGATAACTAGTAGATGATGTCTCAGGTAATTCATCACCATCAATGATGGTGGTTAATTGACTCATCAAACTCAAACACTGTCTTTTTGCGTTTATGAGTTTAGCTTCAAAATGAACTTTAGCCATCTCAGGATCATTCCTAAGAATGTCCATATCTGGATTTTCAAAGTAAGTCTGAAGTATTGATACTTCCCCAACCAATTTAGTCAATTCTAGTTGTTCTTTATCTTCTACCATCACTATAATAGCTAGTAATCTTTTTCGGTTAAGTTCAAACGAGTGGAAGATTTCTTCACTTGTTCTCTCATCGCTTCGTGGTTCAACAGATGTTGCGCTGAACATTCTACACATAAAACAGCCAGAGCATTCCCAATGGGTTGCCTTCTTTATGACTGTTTTACCTACTTCCCACAAGTACTTAATTATCTTAACCACCAAATCGATCATATTCAATATTGGTGTAGAATCATTAAACATCAATGTGAGTAAGGCTATATACGCAATATAATCACTCGTTTGTAATCGCTGATACAATATAAATGCCAGTATAATACGCGGTACTGAGACACTAGTTATTTCAACTGCGGGTAAACCACAGAGCCCCAATATTTTATTAAATGAGGTTTTTATAACAGTGTCCATTCCATTATTTAGCATAGATATTATACTTGCTACCTGGTTTGTCAACCACTCTCTATTATCTGATAAAAGATTTCCAGCAGGTGTTCCGGTTGTTAATTCTGCTAACCTGCTTATATCACTTTGCACACTTTGTACTGTTGGATCTGATGTTATTACATTCATTGCTTGTCCAGTAACAGCTGTTCCTATATTCTCAAAGACACCACTTGATTGCTCTAGTTCAGCTGTAGCGCCTCGGACGAATGATCGTCCTAAGCGCTCAACCAAGCCATCAAAAATTCTTGGCGTAATTGGTTTTATTATATCGATATATGAGATTACTAGATACTGTAAATCAATAGATTGTACATTTCCAGCATTCTCTTGATATCTTGAAGAAACAGCCATTAATTGGTCAATCAATGATCTCTTGCCTATTTCGTATCTTACAAAGGCATAGAATTTCGGATCTTGTGAAACTCTCTTATTGAAGGCAGTATAATTGTTTGGGGAGTGTAAGTCATCCCACAAGCACTGTACATACTCATCATCAGAACCAGATGTAAATAGTTCTTTCTTCTCTTCAAAGAATTTTTGGTTTAATCCAACGATATTCTTTATTGACAAGTCACACAACTGAATTCCAGTTTGTATTTTATGAGTCTGCCTTATCGTATCCAACAAGCTTTGGTGGAAGTTCTTACCCTCCACAAAATCGGTAACAACGGTTTCAACTGCATCATACATATCGAGGCCTAGATATTTCTCTCTTCTACATCTGGCTACTAACTTTTTCTTCTCTGGTAACCATACTAGTGCCTCGTGTAATGGCATATCATTGTCCATCGTTGTTCCTTCCTTGGTCCAGTATATCCTTCCCACCTTACTTGTATGCAATTTGATAAAAGGTTTCGTAGGCTTTAAAAACCAATAAAAACCTAGTATTGTCAAACTTTTTATTATGTCCAGATCGGGCGTCTCGGTAGATAGATGGTCAGCAATGTACTTTCGTTGTTGTACTGTACATGCTCCCAATAAGAATGCCCAGGGTGTCTGCCTGATATCTTTGGCAGCTACTTTTAAGTATGCTATCTTCTCATCAAATTCTTCTAGATGTGCATCACTTATGGGCATACTCAACTCACGTTCATATACTTCAAATTGAAGTGGGAGGTCTAGAGGGATTACAAACTTGTTTACCTCTAGAAAATTCTCAACCACATCTTTATGTACTTCTATATTATTCCTTTCTAAATTTACTTGTAGTGCAGTTTCAAATGACGTGAAAAAGAAACTAGCATTATAGACTATATCTGCACTACCCTTTAAAAATGTTAAGCTATGTAGTGTTGCCTGTAAAGCAGATAACTCTAAGCAATTCTGAGCTGTTACTATATTTTTAGACAGATACCAAGACAGATAATCCTTGGTATTAAAATTTACATTTTGATCATGATAAAAAATATTTTTGAAGTTAGTTATAGTTATTAGTTTATTAGGAATAAAAAACATATTGTCCACAATTTGAATTGAACTATTTTCGCGTGATTGCGTCTCCATATAATCAAAGAACTTCCTCTTATAATAGGTTGATCTGTATTTGTCTTGTATATGTGTTGTATTGATCTTAAACCCAAACATTTTGTAAACATCAAAATGGGTCTCAACCATTCTTGTATGTACACCAGTATTCGCTGTGATTTCACTCGCTATCTCACTAACTTGTGGTAAGTCAAGGACCTGCGGTGGAAGCATGGGCAATGGAACATCCATTTGCACTGGCTTTGGTTGAAACTTACGTTTCTC